AGTTCAAACCTAAATACGGCGCACCCGGATCTAAGTCAGCTGCTATGGAGATGGCGTTGCATCTTGTGGACACACAGGCTAAAGCAGTTGCTAATGAGTCTGATCCTGTTGTCTGGTCTGTTGGTGAGAGCGTTGTACAAATTGGTGAAGTGGCTAGTGTTAATTTTACTTGTAAGCATGGCGATATGGTAAAGAAAGAAGGCATAGCAAAATCGACTAATCGCCCATTTGCAGGTTATGTATGCAGCGCACCAAAGGCAGATGCTTGTGATGCTAAGTGGGCAAAACTTACAGCTGCAGGTACTTGGTATTGGCCAGATGATGCCGAGCAAGGGAAAGGGGGTCAATAATGGGATACGTTGAGATGATGGACGGATCAGGGTTTACATTACGCATGGAAAATGATAAGCAAACCCTAACGCCGTCTTATGACTTATGTATAGCTTGTAATGATGACAGGTTATTACATAGTGGTAATTACCTAGTATGTGTATCTTGCAATACCAGGCAATAAGGATATTACCATGAAACATGCACAGTTTAAATGTAATGGCTGCAAGCGAGACACGGAGTTTCTGTGGCTTGAGCAGCTTGAGATCGGTGAAGGTTACAAGGCGTACCAGTGCATGAGTTGTGGCTGTGTAGGTGTTAAAAATATAGCTGAGGCTTTGCATACACCAGATGCTGATGTGTGCCGGTGCGATAAGTGTGGTGCTTGGAAGTTCGTCACCGTGGTGTGCCACACTTGTCTATTAGTTAGCAGTAAGTAATGGCAGCGATAGATTGGGCATTACAAAACAAGCTGCGTGAAGAATGGCTTGCCAATAATCCTAATAGCGAGTATCCGGGATGGTTGTCTATATGAAAATAGGATCGCTTTGCACAGGTTATGGTGGGTTAGATATGGCAGTAGAAGCATACTTTAACGCTGAGACAGTTTGGTGTGCTGAGATAGATAAATATGCAAGTAAAATAATTGCTGACAGATTTAATATAACAAATTATGGCGACATTAAGAGTATTAACTGGAATGAGGTCGAACCAATAGATATACTAACTGCTGGCTATCCTTGTCAACCGTTTAGTATAGCTGGGGATAGAAAAGGTGAAAATGACCCTAGACATATCTGGCCTAATATCAAAGAAATTATTAGCATATTACGACCACGTATCGTTATCTTGGAAAACGTCAAAGGACATCTCACGCTCGGATTTAACGAAGTTCTCAAAGGGCTTACCCAAATCGGGTATGATGCAAGATGGGAAATTGTACGAGCTAGTCAAGTCGGCGCACCTCATCATAGAGCCAGGATTTTTGTTATTGCCTACCCCTCTGGCGAACGATGCAAAGATCAGTTATGTACCGAGAAATCAAGTGGGATTAAGCAAGATATTACTGGCGACTCCAAACACTTTAGTTGGCAACACAACCGGCAAGTGTCGGAATTGGGGCGCAGATTTACTTCACGATCTGAAATGTCTTTGCAAGATCCGCCGCATGCGTTGGTCGATGGAAAAGTAAACGCTAACTTTGTAGAATATATGATGGGATTACCTGTTGGTTGGGTAACTGATTTAGATTTATCACGATCTCAACAATTAAAGATATTGGGTAATGGTGTTGTACCTCAACAGGCATATCACGCTTTAGAGATATTATGTGACGTATCTCACATCTCATATAATGAGACGAAGTTGGCAAATGCGCATAGTCCTACTTGACATCATCATGTACCCTAAAAAGCGTTCGATCCTAAATCGAAAAGCTGAGCCAACGGTAGGCGGGCTCGGAAGGCGCAGAGTTTGGTCACTCCTATGTGTAATGGTATTTACTTTACTCTTTTCAAAAGATTATTCCGTTGCAGCTGATAACTCAATACTTAATCTAAAGTTATATGCTCTCAATGCGTTTAAGACATATGAGCAGTTTGATTGCTATAACTACATAATCATTCAAGAGAGTAAGTGGAATTACAAAGCACGTAATGGTAGTCATTATGGTCTAGGGCAGATGCGTAATAGCCTGGTATTAACACTTACACCCAAAGAGCAAATTGTTATGCACATGCGCTATATTGGTCATAGGTATGGTTATGTGAATGGTGAGCCTAATGCTTGCCTAGCAGCTGAGCATCTAAGGAGTAAAGGTTGGCATTAAATAAGAAGGCTAAGCATCAAAGGCCTATAGGTAGTCAGCGATGGAAAGACCTACGAGTTACCATACTTGCAAGAGATGGATACACATGTTATGTATGTGGTGGTGAAGCAACACAAGTAGATCACATCTATCCACGTGCTAAGGGTGGCGACACATTCGACCCATTAAATTGCTCAGCTATATGTATTAAGTGTAATGGTCGTAAAGGAGACCGTTTTTTCAGCCAGCACTCGACCCCCCCTGTCTTTCCTTTGTCCTCTCTCCCTGAGACGGTCCGGATCATTCCTGACTCACCATTTACGCGGCCAGATTGATATTGATATGAGTGAGATTGATACCAATGTTGTACCGATCAAACGAGGGGTCGGGAAAAAACAGCTTATAGGTAGCACAACTCCACGTATCCACACGCCTTTATTAAAAGGTGCTACAAAATCTGAAGAAGTAGCACAATTAGCTGAGAAAATAGGCATACCGCTTATACCCTGGCAACGCTGGGTGCTAGATGATTTATTAACTATTGATGATGAAGGTAATTTTAAGAAAAAGTCAGCTTTAATTCTTGTAGCCAGGCAACAAGGAAAAACGCACCTTGCAAGGATGCTTATACTTTCACATTTATATTTATGGGGCAGTAAAAACGTATTAGGCATGTCATCTAATCGAAATATGGCATTAGATACATTTAGGCAGGTTGCTTATACAATTGAGGATAATCAATTCTTAAAAGATCAAGTTAGGCAGATCCGATTGGCTAATGGTCAAGAGTCAATTACTTTACTTAATGGCGCAAGGTATGAGATTGCAGCAGCTACAAGAGATGCACCACGTGGTAAGACGGCCGACTTCTTATTCCTTGATGAGATACGCGAATGGTCAGAGGAAGCATTTACAGCTGCTTTGCCTGTAACTAGAGCCCGATCTAATTCTATGACGTTAATGACAAGTAATGCCGGTGATGGATTTAGCACAGTATTAAATGATCTACGCGAACGCTCATTATCTTATCCGCCAGCGACTTTGGGTTACTATGAATGGTCGGCACCTCAACATAATAAAATTGATGATCGTAAGGGTTGGGCTATGGCTAATCCAGCATTAGGATATTTTGTAACCGAGCAAACATTAGAGGAGTCAGTAAATACAAACACTATAGAAGCTACTCGCACAGAGATGTTATGCCAATGGATCGACTCAGCTGTCAGCCCCTGGGTATATGGTTCGATCGAGGCATGCAGCGACTCAACGCTAGAGATACCTATTGGCCCGGCAACTATTATGGCATTTGATATCGCCCCTACTCGCAGATCCGGTGCGTTAGTAGCAGGTCAGATTAAAGATGGCAAGATTGCTGTCGGGTTAATGCAGCTGTGGTCTAGTGAGGTAGCCATAGATGAAGTCAAGATGGCGAGCGATATAAATGATTGGGCTCGTAAATATCGGCCTACTGTTATTTGCTTTGACAAGTACGCCACGCAAACACTTGCAACTAAATTAGAGCAAAGCGCATGGCGCATACAAGATGTATCGGGTCAAGCCTTTTATCAAGCATGCAGCGATTTATCCGATGCTATGGCTAATAGCAGATTAGTACACTCTGGTCAAGAGGATTTAGTACAACACTTAAATAACTGTGCTGCTAAAACTAATGATGCTGGCTGGCGCATAATAAGGCGTAAGTCTGCTGGTGATGTTACAGCTGCTATCTCCCTTGCTATGGTTGTATCAGAATTAACTAAACCGCAACGCACCGCAGCCATATTTGCCTAATTTGCACTATATGTCCTATTTGTGGTATAAAGTACCTATATGGGTATATTGTCAGCATTAGGTCTAACTAATAATAAGAAACCTTTAACGGCGCAATATGCCCCCGCTGTGATGCAGAGTTTTGGTTATGGCCCAGGCAGTATCGGATCAGGTTATGGTTATTCACCAATAGATAGATCCCTGGCTATGCAGGTACCAGCTGTTGCAAGGTGCCGTAATTTAATTGCAGATGTAATTAGTTATATGCCATTAGAACTTTACAATAAAAAAACTGGCGAGGAATTAGGATCACCAGTTTGGTTAGAGCAACCCGATATCCGTCAACCTAGAGCTGTAACGTTATCTGCAACAATAGATAGCCTTATATTCTATGGTGTTGCTTATTGGAAAATTACAGAAGTTTATGCCGATGATTTACGCCCTGCAAGATTTGAATGGGTAGATAATAACCGCGTTACTCCAATATTTAATAACAGAAATACAGAAGTGCTTTATTACAATTTAGACGGAAGCACATTACCAATGTCAGGCGTTGGATCTCTTATTACCTTTCAAGGATTAAATCAAGGTGTATTACAAACCGCTGGTCGCACAATTCAATCAGCATTAGATATTGAAAGAGCATCAGCCGTAGCAGCACAGACTCCAATGGCTACTGGATACCTAAAAAATACCGGCGCAGATCTGCCAGAGGATCACGTACAAGGATTATTAGCAACATGGAAAGCAAGTAGAGCTGCTAGATCAACTGCTTATCTGACTAGCACACTATCTTATGAAACTGTTGGATATAGCCCTAAAGATATGATGTATAACGAAGCATCTCAATATTTAGCAACACAGATAGCCAGAGCGATGAATGTACCGGCATACATGATTAGCGCAGACATGAATAACTCAATGACATATCAAAACATTATTGATGGCCGTAAAGAGTTTGTGGCATATTCCCTACAACCATTTATTTGCGCAATTGAGACACGTCTTAGCATGGATGATATTACAACTAGAGGTAATGAAGTTAGGTTTGCAGTAGAGGAGTCATTCTTACGTGCCGATACAATGCAAAGACTTGCAGCAATAGAGAAAATGTTACAACTTGGCTTAATCGATGTAGAACAAGCTAAGGGCATGGAAGATCTAACCCCATATGGAAATGAGAGTGGTAATGTTACTAACCTTCAGTAGTTCAATTGAAAGCTCAGACACAGAGCGCAGAGTTATCGCTGGCAAAATTGTGCCGTATAACGAGGTAGGCAATACCTCAGTTGGCGCAGTTGTCTTTGCTAAAGATTCCATCGCAATTGGTGATCCCGGCAAGATTAAGATGCTAATGCAACATAAGACCGATAAGCCTATTGGCCGTATGCAGAAGTTTAATAAAGCAGAGGATGGCATTTACGCTAGCTTTAAAATCAGCGCAAGCATGCAAGGTCAGGATGCGTTAATCCTTGCTGGCGAGCAGTTAATTGATGGCCTATCTGTTGGCGTTGAAGTAACTGCATCCGATCAGAAAAAAGATTATTTATTAGTCACAGCTGCTACCTTAAAAGAGGTCAGCCTTGTCGAAACACCAGCGTTTGCTAATGCGAACGTAACTAAAGTTGCTGCTAGCGAAGGCGAAGCAGATGCAACATCAACTACTACGGAAAGTGAGGCTATCTTGGATACAACTCCAGAGCCAACTGTAACACCGGCAGAGGTTGCTCCAGTAGAAGCCGCACGCCCTACAATAAGTGCTGCATTTTATACAGAGCCACGCTCACCAATTAAGACACAAGCTCAATATTTAGAGCACACTGTTAAAGCCACAATGGGTAACCATGAATCAGGTCTATGGGTAAAGGCAGCAGATGCCGCAGCTCTAAAGATCGAAGCAGCTAACGATTCATTTACTACAAACCCAGCATTTAGCCCTGTGCAGTACAGCCCTTCTGTAATTGACACTTCATTAATGGTACGTCCTACTATTGATGCACTAGGTGGCGCACGTGCGCTATCTCCATCAGGTATGACAATTGCTCATCCTAAGATCACAACTAATGCAACTATTTCAACTGTTGCAGAGGGTGGATCAACTGCTGCTACACAGCTCGTATCAAGTTATGTTAACGCAACTGTTGTTAAATTAGCTGGTACTCAAATCATGTCAACAGAGTTACTTGATCGCTCAGACCCATCATTCTATGCAGCAATGTATGAGAATTGCTTACGTGCTTATGCTAAGGCATCTGACTCAGCAGTAATCGCTGAAATCGTATCTGGCGGCACACAATCATCAACACAAGCTGCAACAATTGCAGGATACCAAGCATATGTAGCACAAGCTGCCCCAGCTGTATTTGCAGCAACAGGACAACTTGCTAACGCATTTATTGCTGGTACTTCTGTTTGGTCATCTTTGATCGGTGCTTTAGATACAACTGGCCGACCAATCTTTACTGCATCTCA